ATGGCTGTAGGACTTCAGAAGGGTTGCCGTTGGTTAAGATAGTCTTACCTGCACGTACCTCTGCTCGTGCGCCTCTGGGCATACGTGTAGCATCAATAGCCATCATTGGGTGGATAGTAAGTGCTAAGGCATCGATTCTAGCGCGTAGTTCTGCGTCTAACGCCTTTTGAGAGTTATACCCTTTCTCACATACTCCTCGACCCCAGAAACGGCTAGGAACGACATCCCACGGGAATGCAACGACTGGTCTGTCACCCATCATGTATGGATTCTCTTCAGCCTTTAGGATAGTGCCATCATTGGCAATAACAACGACTGCCTCTACGTAGTATGAATCACTCTTTTCATTAGCGACTATTTCTTCTACTTCTTCGTCTTCTGATTCTTCTTGAGCCGCTTTTAATAAATGACGAGGTACTAAACCATAGTACTTAGTTAGACGTACTTTATCGTCTTCGAATACCGCTAGGTCTTTATCTGGTTCAATGTCGAAGTCTGATGGTGCATCACCTACGTATACGTCACGATAGACTCCTGCTTCCTGTAGTTGCTCTACAGAGTGCATAGGTACAAACTCATCTACTGCACAACCTAACGCTTCCTCAATGGAAGTAGCTAGTGGGTCGATAAGGAAGTTCTGTGGCATTACTGGTCGTAGCTTTACGCAAGTCATATCTACGATGTTGACACCAACCGCTGTTAAATCCCCACCCATAACAGGCTGTGTAGCAGGTTGGAACTCTTTCTCTTCTTCTAATACTACTTCAGCGATACCTGTACCGAATACAGCCGCGTTGATAAGGCACTCAGCTACGCTCTTACGGACTTTATTCTTTTTAAAGTCTTTGTATAGGACTTCACGTAACAGCGCTATATCACGCTTTTCTTGGTCTGCTACGTCATCCTCAATGTCAAACCACTTACCACGACCAAAGGTAGCTTCCTCTAGTTCCGCAACGGATGACTCAACTGCTTGCTGTAGCGCAGGGGAAATAATACGTGAGCGTTCTGACTCTCTGGTCTTGTCCTCTGCCGCCCACTGACCGCGCCATAGGCGATAGTACTCATCAAACTTCTGTGAGTAGTTGGATTCGTAGTGATTACGCCAACCTTGACATTTATCAATGACCCAATCCTCTAGGCTTTGCTCCAGTGTAAACTCTTCTTTATCTTCTAGTAACATATTAGTACCCTGCGTAAGTATCTAAAAATTCAAATTCTTCTTCCACATAGTCCGAGGTGTAGGCTATGTTAGCCAACTGGTCTATGTAAGCGAGTGAGTCAATCAAGTCATCGTGTACGTGGTGACTAGGGAATTGGAACAGTTCATCTAGGAACTCTGTATTCCAAGCACCCTTGTTAAGTGTAATCTTACCGTGTTCAAACCTACCCTGCAAAGCCCACACGATTCTATCGGTCTTCTTCTTGTTGCCGTGAGTCAATTCCTCAATACGGAAGAACCTATCATTAGCCTTCATCAAGTCTGAGATGTAGGGAAGTACAGCGTTCTTTAACGCCCCTTTCTCAATCCCGACAGATACTGGACGATAGTCTCGTACAGCTTCAAAGATTTTACGTGCAGTTTCTTGCACACCCCACCGACCGTGAATGATGTCAGCAACGTACCAACCTTGTTCATTTGCTTTAACAACCGAGATAGCCGTTTGGTCAAGTCGTTTAGTTTTAGTTGTAGCTTTTGCCACATCAGCAAACCCCGCCAAATCGACAGCAATATAATACTGACCACTAGAGGGTTCTTCTTCAGAAAACTTAATGTAATCTTCTTTAAATAATTCACTACCCTGTGCCTCGAATGATGCCATGAACTCCTGACGGAAACTAAATGCAGACATAGACTTCTTAGCCGCTTCAATCTCTTCAGGGTCTAGCAGTGGATTATCATAGCTTGTAAAGTGATAACCTACAAAGGTCTCATCCTCTGCTACACAAGCATAGTTATATAAGTCATAGAAGTGATTACGTCCCATTGGCGTACCAATGAACAGTGCGTCTCCCTTCTGGTCAGCTAGTGCAGGTCTAAGGATTTGCTCCCAGACCTCTGGCTTCATATCGGCATACTCATCCATAACGAGGAACTTAAGACTGACACCACGCATGGTTTCTGGTCTATCTGCACCCTTGAGTGCTATGGTTGCGCCATTTACTAGCTTTATTTGTAAGTTGTTAACATGACTAGAGGCTATGACAGGATTGCCTATCTCCATCAATACCTGCCACATAATGTCCCTAGCCTGACCCTGTGTAGGTGCAACGTAGAAGACATGCCCCTTGTCTGACTGTAAAGCCCTGATGATTAACATCCATGCGGCTAGTCTGGACTTGCCTGTACGTCTACCTGCGGCTATGACCTTGAATCTAGTTGTGTCCTCAAAGACTTCCTGTTGCCACGGTAAGAGTGATACGTTTAATTCCGTAGTCAACTAGTAAGTCCACATTACATAAGGGGTTGTATCGTCAGGACTGCGGATGTCAACATGGACGAAACCACGAGCAACTCCCACGCCTGTGAATCCAAGCGCGATAGCCTTCTCAACGATACGAAACCGTTGGTAGCCGTTAGTGACTTTAATATCCGCGGCAATGCCTTGTGCATGAGTTCCTGTTCCTGGTTTTGCTTTCTTAGCTTCAATGGGGTGTGTTTTATCTCTAAATCCTGACGTAATTACAAAGGGGAAACCACAGGCTTCTCTTAGCTTATCTAGCTTCTCAATAAACTCTTCTTTAATCTCGTTGTTGCCTGTGTACTGACAAGCAAACTCATCTCTATCAAAGTACTTAGCCATCTATGATTTCTCCTTCATCAATAGCATCTTCTTGACTTGACACCACTGTAGTCTCTCCTCCAACTCCAGTAATGTTTATTTGTATCGCTGACTTACCCGCGCCCTTAATGACATCATTCTCAAATACAGCTGTGGGTAATATCCTATCCATGACTAACTTCCATGCCGCCGCTTGATTCTTATGGTCATCGTTAAGTGCCGCATCGAATATAGAGTCTAGGACTTTACGAGACTTAGGGGATGACAACATCCTGCCCTTGTACTCGTTAATGATAGCCGCATCACCCTTCGGGCGACCTCTTGACAAACCAGTAGTGCCTTTTTTTCTTGACACCATGTCTGATTTCTTAGGTCTGCCCCTTCTCCTTTTCGGAGTAGCTGTATTATCGTCCATTGTATTCTCCTTAAGTTATCTTAAGTATACTTAGGGAAGCGTTTAGTATTTAACTTTAAAGAATAATCATTAAAGAATAATATCTAAGACTACTTAAGTACGCTTAAGGCTTTAAATTAATCTATACTATAAGTATATTATAGCATATTTACAGCTTAATGTCAAGTACTTTATTAGCTTATTTAGACCCGCGAGCCAACTTTTTAGTTCCATAACTAATAGTAATTAAATTGTCCCTTTATATGAATATTTGTCATACTTAAGTATACATAAGAATACATAAGGAAAACAAATACTTAGAGGATAAACTTCGGTTAATTCTTTTTATTGAATATTGGCTTTTTTAGTATACCTGCGGGTACACCTATGATTAACTCAGGTCAGCCCGCCCCCCCGTCCCCTTAAGACTATCCAAAAGGAGAACACAAGGACTATGGGTGACTGGGATACCTGAGATAGTCACAAGGAATCTTGACAGGACAGGTGTGTGTGTGCTTACGGATACCTATAGACTACATCTGTAAAAACATTTGACAACCAATCCGGGATGTGCTACTCGCGCGTGCGTACGTGTAATAAAGGAAGGGACAAGGTCATTACTTGTATGCATATAGTTAATTGAGGTCATACATATTAATCATTGTACAATGGCAAAGACCTCTATATAATGGACGGCATACACAGACAAACACAGCCCAACGGAGGGCGGACAATATGAATAAGACAGACATTTTCAACCAATTGAAGCAAGCTGAATACAAGCTAGATATTGAAGCAACACAAGCGTTAATCTGGGCGGAGCAGTCATACTACGTAGACGGGAACAAAGACTGGACAGACAGAGCAGAGCGCAAACAAAGCGAAGCAATGGGAATGTTCAAGGCATTGAAGGAACTATTGCCAGATACATCAAGGTTAAAACTAAGTGAAGAGACAGTTGAACTAATGTGGAAGCACGTAGGACTTAAACAGGAACTCAGAGAAATCAAAGAGAACTCACAGAAAGAGGTGGCATAATGAGACAGATAGAGAAAGACATAGTAGGAGCATTCATTCGCGGAGAAGATGCGCGTAAAGACAACACAGTAAGCGAGG